TGTTGAACTTGTATTTCCACCCGTATTATTTGCATTAATTTGAAATTGCGATGTTCCATTAGTGCTTGCAAAATAAACTGCATAAGCTGTAGAAGATGTTGTTGATGGGGAATCTAAATATGCTGAGCTGACTGAAAAATAATTGCCTACTGATGAACCTGTATATCCAATGTAATCACTTATTGAAAAAATACTACTTCCAGCCCTGTAAATAGCTAATTGTCCAATATTGCTTGCGCTTGCAGATGTTTTTCCACAAGGAACACTTACTAATACCAAAATTTTACTTGTAGTGCTTTGTGGTGTAATAGAAACAGTTAATCCAGTTGCAGATAATGTTGAAGAAGTGGTGCTTGCTAAAGTTGAATAAGTAGCTTGCACGACTTGCAATACTGTTTGTCCACTACCATATAAAGATACTGACATAATCTATCCTTATACCAATTCGGCAGTAGTTGTAGCGTTGGCAATTTTTTCACGACCAGCAGTCAAGGTAGCTGTAAAGTCTGCATCGCTAACTGTGTTGGCAATACCCGCAAGGGTGTTTAACTGTCGTGCTTGAGCTTCTTGTACGGCTTGTGCGTTAAATTGGGCTAGCTTTATTGCACGGGCTTTTTCTAGGTTTACCGTTACAGTTGAGCCGTTTAGTTCCCATGCGTCAAAGAACTGAGCATCTGCACCTTGTGGCAACATAGAGTCATCAACAATAATTGCACCTGCTGGGCAGTCTTTTGCTAATACCGCTTTGATGTCAATTTCGCCTGTAGGGATGCAAACCGAAACACCACCATTGTCGTTAGTAAAAATTATAACCTGACTCATAAATACTCCTTAAATATGAAATTGATTGTTTTTCTTGCGATTATCCGACATTTGAATAACTTGCAAGTTGTTAGCAGTATGCAATCCACAAACTTTTTTACCTTGTAATGGAATTATATGGTCTACTTCGTATTGAATACCAGTTACTTTACTACACCATTTAGCTAAAGCATACTCCGTTTTAATGGCTTTTAAATCAGCCCAAGACGGCAATGCCTGTAATTCTCTTGCCCTTCTTTTAGCCATCAACGCATTTAATCTTGGGCGGTTTTGTGCGTTCCAAGCCGTTGTATATTCTTTGATGCGGTCTTTGTTTTGACCTACATAATTCTGAATATAAGCCTTCCATTTATCAGAATTAGCATCACGCCAACAAGTTACTTGTGCGGTTTTCTTTTCAGGATTAGCGGTTCGGTATGCCTTATCTTCTTGTTTTAGACATTCTTTGCATTTGCCACGCAAGTAACCACGCCTAGAATCCACATAGAAATCACTAGCGGATTTAGATACTGCACATTTAGTGCATACCTTGTTTTCCGTAGTAATTGCTTGTGACATTGTTTTTCCTTTAAATATGTACAATTACTGAACATCTTGCAGCATCTTCTAATGCACCACCATCATTCGTAGTCAAAAACTGTAAATTAGATGCTGTATATGTTGTGCTTGTTGATGGTCCAACAAATGACATAGAAGTTGTTGCGCTTGAACGAGATGCTGAACCAGCAAAAGCATAATTAGCACTAGCCAAAGCGTTTGTAAATGCCATTGTATAAGTTCCAGTAGAATTTCTAGTTACAGAACTACAATTATATGAACCATTAATTGTTACAGTTGTTGATGGGCAAGAAAAATATACCCAAGCCTTTGCACTACCTTGAATAGCATTAGTTGTTGCGGTGCTGTTTCCTGCACCATCTTGTAAAACATCCGAAACTATCGTACCCGCCATGATTTATCCTTATGAACTGAAGATTGCAACAGAAATTATTTGCCCATCAACATAAGCTTGACTGCCACCTAGGTTATAACCAGTTGAAATTTGTAATTGGGTAGTGCTTGCACCTGATGGAGTTATTACAGCCACATTATTAAATCCTGAAGTTAATGAAGCTGGTGACATTCCTATAACTGATGAATAAGATGAGCTAGATAAGGCAGTTGTAAAAGCGATTGTAAATTGACCGCTAGCTGTTCTTGTTATAGAGCTTACATTAAATGAAGCATTATTTACTGCTGGATTATTACCAGCAAAATTAACCCATGCTTTAGCAATACCTAAATAAGCATTATTAGTGCTAAATAAGCCTGTATCGTTATTAATTGTTGATGCTACGACTGTGCCTGCCATAATTTTTCCTTAAACAATTACCCAGCGTGAGCCAGTAGTTACTGTTACCACAAAGCCTGTACCAATTGTAATTGGACCAGATGACATTGCATTTGTGCTTGCGGGAATAGTGTAGCTTGCACCGATAGTCTGTGCATTTTGGTAGATACAGTTAGCCACGTTATATAGTGGGCTTGTGACACCTGATGTGCCGTCTATTGTGACTGCCATGATTTATCCTATTCGTACAAGATGTTAATAGAGCCAGCATCGAATGTGTCTGTGCCGTTTACTGTGGTGATGCGGATACGGTCTAGGGTGCCTGATAGGGACACGCTACCTCCACACAACCAAAAACGCGCGCTTGCGCTGTCATTTCCATTCCCAGCCGCTACCCAAATATTCGAGCCTACTAAAGTGCAAACAAGAGTTCCTGAGCGCACATAACCGGCAGAGCCGTCAGCAATAATTTGAAATCCAGTTGTAGGATTTGTTACAAGAGGCGAGTAACCATTGAGCGCACCAGTTGCTGAGGCTAAGTAGCCACTCGTTGTGGGACTTCCTGAACCTAATTGAACTTGAACAACTGATACGCCATTCGTACTCACACCATTAAACATCACCGTAATCCGCTTAACCCAACTAGGAATACCAGTAAAGTCAATACTTGTACCACTTGTAGAAGCCTGTGCAGTACCGCTAGTAATCAAAGAAGCACCAGCAGTATAAGAACTAATAGTCAAACCAGAAGACTGAGCTGTAGCAATAGTCGTGCCGTTACTCTGAATAGCTAAGTTACCAGATGTATCTGAGGTTAATATAACCCCGTTAGCGGTTGATGCGTTTAGAGTTGCTGTCATGATTTATCCATTACCATTCAAATACTACAATGCCATTAGCGCCTATACCAGCGGATGTACTTTGTCCACCTCCACCGCCACCACCATAATTTTGCCCATTTGAGCCAGCTCCATTAAATGCGCCAATGCCACCGCCTCCCAAAAAAGAGCTTCCTCCAATGCCACCTGCAGTTCCTACGGATGGATAAGTTGTAACTCCTGTTGCAGCTCCGCCACCAAAATTTATTGTTCCGCCAGACCCAAGACCACCTACAACACCCCCAACTTGGTTTTGTCCAGCAGCTCCTCCTGTAGCAGATATAGTGGTAATTGTCTGTGTTCCGCTGGCTACACTAGAAGTTTGTCCTGCTGTTGATGCTGCTCCACCATTTCCCACAGTTACAGATAATGTATTTCCAGGAGTTAAACTAGTTAGATAAGAAATTGCTGCCCCACCACCACCGCCTCCAGAGCCATAAGAACCTAAAGCACCTCCACCTCCACCGCCAACTACTGTAATTTTAAGCGCAGTAACTCCAGTGGGAATAGTAAATGTTCCTGAAGCTGTAAAAGCTTGACCTTGTACACCAGATGGTCCAAGAGCTACGGTACCAGTTACTGCAGGAAAAGTAATAGTATTTGTGCCAGCAACAGTAGGAACAGTTAAAGTAACAGCACCAGAAGTATCACCAGAAAGTACGACTTGACTCATAATTTATCCTTATAAAACAACCCAGCGACTGCCCGCTGGAACAGTTACGCTTACGCCAGCATTAAATGTAATTGGTCCAACTGACTCAGCGCTATATCCAGCAGGGATAGTATAAGATGTTGTGACTATTAATTGGTTCTGAACAAATACTTGATCTGATCCACCACCCGTAGCCCCGCCACCCAATTGACCCCAAGTACCACCAGAATAACCTTCATATCTTGAGGTGGTTGAGTTATAACGAATCTTCCCATTAGCGCCAGTTGGTTGCTGTGCCGTTGTTCCTACTGGTAGTTTTACTGCCCCAGTAGATGTAAATGAGGAATCAGCCGCAAAAGTAGCTGCGCCAGTAACATCCAAGGTGCCAGCAACAGATAAAGAACTTAAGGCTGTAATTGCATCTACCACGTTTGTGCCATTATTAAACACAAACATTGACTTACCAGCGGGGACTGTAACACCTGTACCAGTCGTATTTTTAATTGTTTTTGATGCAGTAGTACCGTTATTTATTAGGTATAACTTCTCTATTTGGCATCCAGAACCAAGGATTAAACTACCTACATAGCCTATACCAGTGCTTGACTCTGTGATGTTTAAACGTAGATTACGAGCTGTTTGGGTTGTATTAGTGTCTGTAAGTGTTACAGTAACATCAGCAGCGGTGGAAAAATTAACATCAGCAGAACCTGTAATAGCCTCTCCTAAAGCAACATCTAGATTGGTATCGGTCGTAACACCCCAAGTACCAGACTGTTCGCCAGTACCAATAAGTTCTACTTTTAGAGCTGAGTAGGTTGATGCCATAAATATCCTTTATTTCTGAGTATTATTTACCAAGACCCATGTTGTTGTTCCATCATTGCTGATTTGCGTCCATACCTGACCTGTGCCTGTGTTAATAACTTGCCAGCTATTTGTTTGTTCATTATTGATTTGAGACCATTGTGCGGTAGAACTATTAGAAATTGGGTTCCAAGCACCATTTTGGGTATTTACTATACCAAACCAACCACGCCCAACAAATTCATCTAATGATACCAAACTCTCGGTTATTTGGCTATTGAAGTTTGCTTGAGATGATATTAAATCCGCTAAAGTAATAGCTTCTGTTGCAGTGCCAAAGAAAATGACATATCGATCTGATGAATCTGCTAAAGTCTGGCTTTCGGTAATACTGCTAAATACCGCCTTTACAGTGGATTCAGAGTCTGCTGCATTACTGTTTTCCGTTATAGAAGACTGGAAGCTAACCTGAGAAATATCAATATCAGCAGCCGTTAAAGCCTCTATTAAGGCGGCTTGGAAGTTGGCTTGGGCAGATAAAATATCCGCTAAAGTGGTGTTTTCAGATAATATGCCAGCAAATGTGGCTTGTACCGATTGGGTATCAGCAAGGTCACTGTTTTCGGTAATGCTTGAATTTACCCCTTTAAATACCGTTTCTGTGTCGCCTAAAGTAGAATTTTCACTATTGTCGGAGTTAAAAGTAGCTTGAGCGGATTCAGAATCGGCAACGGTTGTTGGCTCGGAAATAGATGGGTTAAAGGCAATTTGTGCAGATTCGCTGTCAACCAATATAGAGTCTTCAGTAATAGAAGGGTTAAATGATGCTTGTGCAGACTCGCTGTCGGCTAAAGTTGCTGGTTCTGTAAGTTCAGAGTTAAATAATGCTTGGGCGGATTCTGTATCAGCAAGAGTAGATGGCTCTGTAATAGATGGGTTTTGTACGTAAATAGCGGACTCGGAATCGGCTAGGTTTGAATCTTCAGTAATGGAAGGATTTTGTACGTAAACCGCAGATTCACTATCAGCCAACGCAGAATCTTCAGTAATAGACGGGTTTTGTACGTAAACTGCTGATTCAGAGTCGGTTAAAGTTGAATTTTCTGTATTAGAGCTTGCAAAAATACCAAAGACGGAAAGAATGTCAGCTAAAGTTGAAGCTTCGGTGATTGAATCTGTAAATGTAGTTCCACCTGGCGTATATATAATAAAGATAACGCCTTGTGAGCCAGAGCCACCAACTTGTCCAGCACCACCAGTAGCTACATAACCACCACTACCGCCACCGCCATAAAGACCAGTATTAGCGGCTGTACTGTTTGCACCTCTACCACCAGCACCGCCAAGAGTATTGCTAATATCTATACCTGAACCACCAGCACCACCGTTATTTACAAGGTTAGTATTACCACCACCGCCACCGCCAAGTGTTCCAGCAGTTCCCGTAGTTCCACCAGTACCACCACCAGTTCCACTAAAGTTATTACCACCAGCACCAGCCGTTGCTGATGATGCGTTGCCACCAGCAGAGCCCCCACCATTACCACCACCGCCACCACCTGCGGCACTTGCGGCAGTTGTTGAACCAAACCCTGAACCACCATTACCGCCAACTCCGTTAGGACCACCAGCACCGCCACCAGCACCAGCACCATAACCAGTTAAAGCAACTGTTCCAAAAGAACCAGCACCGCCTTGTCCACCAGCATAAGTTCCTGTGCCACCAGCACCACCAGCGGATGATGGGGTTGTAGTTGCTGTTCCTCTAGTGCCACCTCCAGCAGTATAAGCACCTGTGTCCCAAGTAGTTGAACCAGCGGTAATAGTTGTTGTCCCCGCTACTCCAACTTGGTAATTAATTACTGTTGATGGTGTAGTTGAAAAATTAGTTACGGCTGTATATCCACCGCCACCGCCACCGCCACCAGCAGCTCGGTTATTTCCTGATGATACCCCAGTTGCTCCACTTGCCCCACCACCAATCATATAGATTGTGTTGTTGCCACTATTCCAATCAGATGGTACTGTCCAAGTTGTTCCTGTGGTTAAGCGATATGCTTTAACTGTTGTTGGTTGAAATAATATGCCATCGTTATTACCACCATTGGTAGAGTTTGCGCCAGCATAAACAAGATAAGGATTTGATGCGCCTAAAGTGTAAGAAAAGTTAATATCAGAAATGGACATATAGTCCATAGAGACTGTTCCACTACCTGTGTAGGTTATTGCTCTTTGTGTTCCAGCGGCAGATGAGTTTACAGTTACTACGTTTCCAGCAGTTCCAGTTACAGTCCAATTTCCTACACTTAAATTAGTCCCTAAAGAAATAGTGTGAGCAACTGTTTTGGTGCTTGCTATTGTGGTAAATGTTGGGGTTGTTCCACTTATGGTTAAAGTAGATGTTCCTGTACTACCGCCAATAGTTAATGAGTTATAGGTAAGTGATGTACCAGCGGAAAAATTTCTAGCTGTTGTTGTGGTATTACTTAATACTATGGGTGCTGATGCTCCGCTAAAAGTAAGCCCAGCATTATTTGTGGACAAATTCCAAAGAATATTAGCACCATTTATAGTCCAAGTGCCTGAACCCATTATTAATGATTTAGTACCAGCGGACAAAGCTACTGAGCTAAAATTTACATTAAACCCATTAGCATCAAAAGTTCCATTTGCTAAATTTAAACCAGCACCACTATTAAAATCATCTGCTAAACGAACTGTTCCACCAACACCATTAATTACGATAGTTTGTAATGGTGGTTTACCATTAGAAGTAATAATCTGTGTTCCTGAGGTAGCCCCAAAAGTAATACTGTTACCAGTATTTTGCGTCATTGTGCTAGAACAAGTAAAATTTCCGTATATTGTTACTGTGGTTGAAGTAATATTACCGCTATAACCAGTAAAGTTTAAATTTTTACTTACATTTGGATAGGATAAAGCATCTGTACCACCAGATATATTAAAACTAATTGCATTTGCTTCTGTCATTCCAGCAGTAGGAAAAGTTCTAGTAGCTCCTGCTCCACCAGAATAAGTGGAATTTATTACTGCAGTTCCTGTTACAGAAAATGTTGTTGCCCCAGTAAAAACACCAGCACCGCTACCAGCACAAGTAATACTGTTTGTTCCAAACGCAAGAGTTCCTGTAAACCCTGTCATTGTTAATTTTGAACATATTGCTGTGCCTGAACCAATGGTTACAGTGTTTGCACCTGAGTTAGCATCAATAGCAACAGTATCAGCAGATGTTGGCGGTGTACCATAAAAGGTTGTACCACCACTTGTTGTAGCCCATTTAGAACCAGCAGTACCATCCCAAGTGGCTGTTCCACCTACCCAAAAATAAGCCGCCATTAGTTAGCCTGTGGGGGATTGAAGTTTTTACCATCCCATGTATAGCCAATATCACAAAAAGGAAGTAGCACCAACGTGCAACCCTCAGGTGGGATGTCGGTAGGTTCTGCAACAATAATATTTACTACTACGCCATCAGCGTTTACAACTGCACAGTTTGACATTATTAACCCCCATAGAGATTAAGAAGTTGCAGTAGTACTATAAGTAACGTTTAATTGGTCTGTAGATGCAACAGTTTTGTTACCACCAGTGAATGAACCAGCAGAATACAAAGTACCTGTTGTGTTATCAATAGCAGAAGTACCGTTGATATTGATAAAACAGCCAGCTACAGTACCAGAACCAGTAAAGGTAAACGATACAGCGGCAGAAGTTGCCTTGGTTGTTACGTTAGTTGGTGTTGTACCAGAAGATGTTGCAGCGCTAAATGTTGGGGTCTTGCGTGTACCAGAGTATGTAGGAGCATTAGCAGAACCAGACTCTAACCAACCAGCGTGTGAAGACTGAGTATCAGCAGCAGCATAAGTAGGTGTAGAAGCACCAGACACTAGACCCATAACTACAGTAGCAGTAAATGAAGAGCCAGCCAAAATAGTATCAAGCATCAACTGTTTACCAACAGCCATTACTAAATTGTCAATATGGTCTTCCCATTTAAGATTGCCGTCTTTGTCGTAGCACTTAGCTACAAAGCGACCCTCCATGCCAACTGTTTCATTAAAGTCAGCGTTTTTGATTAATGATGCACTGCTAAAGTCGCCCGTGCTTGAAATTTCGTTGTGCATAATTGCTCCTTAACTAAATCTGATAATGGCATTTGTTGAATTTGCCGTTGGAAAAGTAATTGTAAAACTTGTTGTAGGCGCTTTATCCGCTCCAAAATCAAGTACTGCTACTGCCGCATTTGTAGTGCTATTATAAATTAAAGCGCCTCTAACTGTAAAAGAGGCGGGATTCCAAGTCACATTTGCAAAAGATATATACGCAGTTTGATCTGAAGTTTGTGGCGGAACAACGGTTAAAACTTGACCACCAGCCGTATAGCCCGTGCCAGTGACTTCACCAGTAGTCGTATATACAGTCGTTGCGTAAGATAAGTCCGCATTAGCCGTATATAGAGCAATTTTATAAACATAAGAAGTTCCAACAGCAAAGTTCTCCAAACCGCTTAAACAGTTCTTTTTAAAAATAGTGGTTTGACCTTGTTGAATTGTCATGAAACAACATTGCCTTTAAGGTTGGTATTTAGTTTAGTCTGTCCATCTCGGTACGCATCACCACGCTCCAAACCATCACCAAGGCGTTTTAAGAGGGCTAGAGCCTCTGTATAGCGGTCTTTATGGTAAGTAATGGTATCAGCATCAGACTTCATGTAAGCGTCTGCTTCAAGCAAAGAACCGTACAAAAGAGCGGTGTCAAAGTTATCGCCAAGCCAAGTAGTTCCAGCAGTGACGATGGATTGCGGGTAATAAAAATAATGAAGTTCTACGTTGTAATTAGCATTTGGAGTCGGTCCAAGAATAAAACTAAGTTCATTTGGATAGGTGTATTGCGGACCAAATAATGCATAGTAAGTAGGAGAACCAGTATCTGTTGGGGTTGGATAGGCTTCCCTGATAAAGTTAACATCTTTATTTAACAGGTAAGAATAGCTACCATCAGCGTTAATCAATGCTAAAGAATAGGTAGCTAAATAATCATCTGGAGCAGACAAATACTTATTGCCAACTGTTAATGTACCTGTTACGTTTTTTCTTAATGAAGGTATCTGAACGGTGTTGTAAATGCGTTGCTCTGCCTGTTTTACAAAAACAGGAATGTTCTCTACGAAACCACCAGTGGAGCTATCGTAGTTCTCGCTATAGGCTTCAATAGCCGCAACAAGTTCAGTGTAATTCATTACGCCATTGGTCCTCGTGCCATTACACCTTTAGTAGCAGCGCCTGTACCACGAATCTTTACTTCTCCATTTTTATTCATCTGTGTAGAGGCAGGATTACCTGTGCTTACACGTCTGGCTGGCATACCGCCTGGAGCAGATTCAACTGCACTCATAGAGTTAGGATCTGTTTTATAGCCAATATCGCTAGTTTTCATAGCTTTACCATCCATAGTGTGTGGTTTTGCATAAACGGCAGCATCGCCAACTTCTTTACCGCCTTTTTTCATAGAAAATTTAGCCATGATTAACGACCTCTTCCTGATTTCTTTTGGTTAGCTACACGAGCTAAGTTACGACCCATATCTTTCATAGCCATAGAGCTAACACCCATTTTTTTGGATGCGCCTTTCATGGTCATTGCTGTTGGACCAGAGTCACCTAAATTTTTGCCTACGGTTTTGCCTTTAGATTCAATCCCGCTTGCGCCTTTTTTGAATGTCATAATTTACTCCTAAGTTGATATTGTAACTGTACCTGTTACACACGCTGTAATCAAGTAATTTGGTGTTAAAACGCTATCAAACTGACTAGCTCCGCCAACAGGATTCCAACCCCATTGGAATACTCTACTGCCCTCTCCTTGGTAACCAACTTCACTGATACTGGTTCCAGTACCATTTGAAGTCTGTAATCCACTTACCCCAGATGCTGCATAACTGGTGTCTGGGCGAGGCTCCCGAACAGCTTGTGGATCATCTACTGGGTACATACCCAAGGATAACTGTGGCTGATCTGGGTTCCAACACTCAGGACAGGCTTTAATATTTTTAACTTGCTGCTTTACAATCAACTTTCTAAGCTGTTTTAGCTTATATCGTTGACCGCAAATATCACATTCGGCAATGGCAAACTTGCCAGATGAAAATTTATTAGGCATAGAACAAAGTTCTAGGTACAAAACGAACAGAGGCTTTTTCTCTATCTTCCGTAGATGCCATTAACCATTGCTCTTCATATTCCGATTTTAAAAACTGTAATCGTGGCTGTGCTTCTGGAATCTTCTGACCTATGTAGAAGGCTAATCCAGCCACCATACAAGGCAGTAGACGGAAAGGTATATCTTGCTCTGTCGTACCATTGCCAGCGTCCTGTAAACGCCGCATACGCCAATATATAAAGGTGTATGGAGCGCCACCAGCGTCTGGTGTGGGCCAAACATTAATAGAGTTAAGATTTTGTATTGATACTGCATCTCCAGCCGTATGACTTGCAGCAACCGTGCCATTTTGACCACGATAACAGTTTGTTAGGGTATTCCCTACTATGTTTGCATAGCCAATTGTTTCTGTACCAATCTTAATGAATCCACCGCTAGCCAATTGAGTAGCATCGCTTACAGTAATTGAAGTTGCTGTGGAGCTAATGCTGGTTGATAAAACTACAGAAGTAGCATTAATTTGCGAAGTTTGGCGGTTAATCCATACCTGAATTGGTCTGCCTGTAGTTAACTTATTGGGGATAGTAGAATAGGTGGACTCGGAAATACGGCTAATATTAATGTCAATTTGGTTGCTAGACGAACCGTTATTCTGCCTAACAACAGTATCTAAAAGGTCAATGGTATCGCTATCAATGGGATACAAACTTTGTCCAGTAACCAAATTAACTTGACCTTGTTCAATAGTCCAAAGGTTAATTCCTCGGTTTGCCCATTCAATGGTCAATAAATTAAGACTTCTACGGGCTGTTTTTAAATCATAGCCAGAACGCAA